ACGCAGCGGCACAACAGGCACAGTCACCATAAGAACCGCAATAGAAACAGAGATAACAGCAAAAGGCGAATTGATCGTTGGTACTGGATCAGCGACTTTCGACAATCTTGCAGCTGGTTCAAATGGTCAAACACTCGTAGCAGATAGTTCCACTTCAACAGGCTTGCGCTATCAAGCACCAGTCAATGCCAATCCAGTCTTAAACTCAGCGTTTCAAGTGTGGCAGCGTGGCACTTCAATTTCAATCGCTGCTTCAACGGCTGCTGCCAGTGGTTACAGTGCAGACCGTTGGGACACTGCAACAGGTGCAAATCAGGCAATTACTATTTCACGACAAACAACCAGCGACACAACAAATTTACCGTTTATTCAGTATTGTGCGAGATACCAACGCAATTCAGGTCAAACTGGCACAGGTGCTTTAACACTTGCTCAGAATTTTGAAAGTATAAATTCTATCCAATACGCAGGCAAGACGGTAACATTTTCCTTTTATGGTCGAGCAGGCGCAAATTATTCTGCAACTTCAAGCGCATTAAATGTTTACATTTGGAACGGAACAGGAACTGACCAAAATGTGATTGGTGCTGGATTTACTGGTCAAAATGCTTTTATAAATTCATCAGCAACATTAACAACCACTTGGCAACGATTTACATTTACTGCAACTGTTCCAACAAACGCGACACAAATTGCAACTGGATTAAGTTTTACACCGTCTCACGCAGCTTGCGCCATCCCTTAGTGCTGCCATTGCGCCATGCTCTGCTCATTGCCATCCCTTTGCTTTAAGATGTGCCAATGCTAGACACGCATCGCCTTTGTAACGAGTCATCAAGTAACGATGCCACCAATCGATTTGAGTATATGGATTCATATATTGAACCTTCTTGTTACGCATCTGGAATAGTCCATAGTGTGAATTGTTTCGAGCTTGATAGTTCCATCGAGACTCGATATGCGCTATTGAAACAGCACAATGAAAGCCTTTGTAATCAATGATTTTTGTGTGCAAGTAAAGCTTTAGATGATCAGTTGTTGTCACTGCTTCCGCTGGTGTTGTGCCTACAATACAGAGCGCACCCAATAGCACCAGACTGCGCCTGCGAGCTATCCGCCTCAGCGGCTCGCCAGCGAGTATGGAGCGTAGCAACGATGTCAAACAGGATGCAACATTGAGCGTGCTGTTGGGCGTTGCGCACAGCCTGTGGATTAAGTCTGTGGATAACTTATTCATAAGCTCAGCTGCTCAATCTTGGAATCATCGACGATCTTGATACCGAATACACCGCATCCCAAGCACGTTGCAAACCATTCATTTGTCGTCAGCTCTGAACCTTTTTTGAGTCCATGACGTTGTTTTGTCTTTCCGTAAAGCTTCCCGCAGATTGAACAATCAAATTCCAGAATTGGCATATTGACTCCGTTTCAAATTCTCGATGGGTTGCAGATTGATCTGACTTACCCAGTACGAGCCATCAGATGCCTTGTAGCGTGGCTTCTTTGCCACACTGACGGGAATCCATCCGACGACGTAATATGTAGGCGATTCGCCCACTACAAGCACAGCCACATCAGTATCACGATCATCGTCTGTGATGATCAAATGACCAGCCTTATGACCAGTTTGTTTGACTTCGATGCCCAATGCCCCAAGTCTCAGATCGGGTTCATTCTTGAACGTATCGACTGTCGGTACAAAGTCCTCGATCCCGAAGTACCGTGCAGTGGCAATCTCAGCTCCAGCAGCTTCACTGTGAATTACAATGGCGTGATGAAAGTTTCCTTTGTTGCCTTTGAATTTGGGATTCGATCCATATCTGGATTCACGTGCCAATCCAGTCGAAGCTGCGACAATCTCGTCAGCTCGTGAAAGACGTACCATGATCATCGGCAGCCACCGCAAAACCAAATGATCTTTTCGTTGCCATATCCTTTTTGATAACCAAATGAGTCAAGCTTTGTCAGCTTTGAACATTTGTCGCATTGCTCGACTTTATATTCCTCGACGACTTCGCCATTATGCAGCAGCTTTGCGATCATTGTTTGAGGGTTGATGATCTCCATATAGTCGCTCATAGCTGTGGCTTCCAAGTCCCGTCGCTAGTAAATACGTACCAAACTGGATCGCATTGATTTGGCTTGCGTTCTACGCAGCTGTAGTTGCCCCAAGCTTTGCCAGTCTTAGCCGATACGCCTTCACGCCACACGCGATGACCATGCTGGCATTGTGGAGCTTCGGCAAGCATTTCGCCACCAAGCTGGGCTGTGACTTCTTGGATCGCGCCACCGATGGTCTGTGCCTTTTCAGCTGCCGTCAATTCGTCCTCAGATTTGAAAGATGGTACGTCGCCATGTTTTGTCGTCCAATAGTCATATTCCTGTTTTGGATCAGCTGTGGCGACCTTCGTGGTCATCGTCTCGACCTGCTGCATTGTCTCTCGAGTTGCCTTCTCAGTCCCGCCCATGACCAAAGCCATGACTCGCATCAAAGCTGAGGTCACTGTGTCCTCGACGAACCAGCGTTTCATGTTCGCGTTGTAAGCTGCAAGATAGCCAAAAGCGTAATCAATGCCAGCTGGCTCAGATTCGTCTTGATTTCGCCATGCTTTAGCTTGTACAAGGATCGATCCCTTTTCAGCATTGAATTCGATGACGTGTGCTTCAAGTCGTCCGTCTGGGTATGTAGCGATCCAGCGATCCGTGCGCTCCTTGTTGCCTTCGTAATTGTCCAAGAATCCCATTTATTTGACCGCCTTGTTACGGTCTGAAACAGATGCCCAAAATGCATCCATGTCGATTCTGGCTTTCCCTTTAGCTGCGTGACGTGAAATGGCACGACCGCGAGTAAAGCCCACGCGCTCGCCTTCTTTGTATCCGACTGAATACGAAACCGCTGCCCACAGAATTGCAGCCAGCGTCATTGCCACGACGATTGATAGTTCATTCATTGTTTTGCTCCCGATTCGGGAAGCGACGGTCGCGCTCCCTGAAATAGAGAGTGACAGCAATATCGGACAAATTCAAGATTCACGCCTAGTTTTCGGCGTGTCGATTGCTTATTTGTGGTCTTTTAAGTGGTCAATCATCAGCGATCGAATTTCACGTACATCGGAACGAATTCCATCGGCAAAACCGTTGCTCACTGGACGTGAGTTTCTTTCTGATTTTGCTGCGTAAATAGCTGCTATTGATGAAACCGTTGTCGCTGCAATTAGTCCGATCGCTGTGATTGCCTCAGTCATTTGACGCCGAAATCCTTATCCTTTGGGTTCAGATATCGCAACACGACCGGTGCAACGGCAGCTGCTCCAGCGTAGGCAATAGTCTTTGGATCGGTGACACCAGCCATGAAAACGGCGAGTGCAGCTGCTAAGAATGAACGCAGCCATGAAGCTGCAAGAGCTTTGAAGTCTTTCATTGCTTTTCTCCTAGTCCTAAGCTCCCGATCAACGCAGCGGCTTTCGCTGGCGTTACGGCGATTTCAAAGTGCATCTCATCTGGACGCGATCTGAAATCACCGCCCCAAATCATTCCGTACTTTTTAGCCAATGCCCGAATCATCGGTACTTTTTCCAATGGGAATGTCCCAGCTTTACCCAATGGATGATCAACGGCATTAAGATCGACTGCCGTGCCAGAGCTGTGATTTGAAAGCTTGTCATTTGATCCACGGACATTGCGGAAGCAATAGCCCCAGTCATCCAGCTTGCCTTCATTGATCGGCTCGATTAGCTCATGGAAGTCTTTGCAAAATGCAACGATCAAGGGTGCGACGGCTTTCGCACATCGCACCTTGACCCCCGTGTCCCCAATCACGAAGCTTTGAATTCCGATTTCGGATTGATCAGAGCTTGCGATCCAATTATTTTGACTTCGTAACTGGCTCATCGATGACAATCGGTGTGGATTGTTCCGCTTGCTGGCGGTCGTATTCGCTCTTTAACATTGAAAGTGTTGTCCCATCCTCGTTTACAATGTAAGCGATTTCTAAGCCTGTCTTTTCGTCTGTAATTATTTCTAGTGTCATTTTATAACTCCGCGCTAAAGCCTATGTAGGCAGTTGATGAGTTCTTGGCAACCAACACACAAGGTCGGTATTGGGTCATACCTGATGAGGTAACTGTGACTGCTCCTGCTTGAGTGTTGTTATAGGCAGTTGCAATAATAATTGCGGTTGCAGTAAATCCAGTAACTCCATCATCTAATTGCCATCCACCGACTGCGCTTGTATCTATGGCACTTGGCGTTGTTCGCTTTGTAACTTTGTATGGCATAAATGCTGTAGCAGTTGTTGAGTTATTTGTAAGTGCTGATCCGAACAATCCGTAAGCAGTATCAGCCGTCAAACGTTCGTAGTATCTCATACAGGCGCTAAGTTCTCCTTGGATTGTTCCGCCAGCGCGGGTAAAAGTTGTAGGAACTGAGCCAAGTTCTAACATAAATTGAGAATACTCAACAATAGAACCAGAAGCAGCGCCACCATTAAAATCTACAATAACTCGTAAAGAGTTAGCCGTTCCGTCATTAGGAATTGCAGCCGTAATTGTGCCTTGATAATAAGTTGCGGTTGAAGTTCCGGCGGTTGTAGGTAATGAAGCGAGTGCAATACTTGTTGTTGAAATGTCCGTCCAAGTCGCACCCGTTCCAGCATCTACCGTCGCTGATTTTTGCAATTTAAGAATCAAGCCAGTTGCGTTGAAAGTTGAATTGACTCGCAACTTAACCGAATAAGTGGCGGTCGAACCTTGAAGCATTTCGACCTGCGCAGTTTCGATCATTTGGCAAACTGTTGAGTAAGCACTTGCACCTGTGGCAGTTGCTCGCAAAATGTAGCGCGAACCAGCGGCAGCCCCTGTTGTTTGTTGGCTGAAAGTGATGTTGCTAATTGAACCAAGAGTGGTAAAACGATCTGCAAAATACCCAGCAGGATTAGCAAAAGATGTTCCACGCTGCCAAATGTCAAAGTTTCCATTTAGCAAAAGATTCTTTCCAGCAGCCTGCGACCCTTGATAGCGCAAGCCTGTTGAAGTGGAACTATCTGCTACGAGTGTGCTTCCATTCGCACCAGCTGCAAGATTGTCGAAAGTCGCTGATCCAGTACCAACAATCAAATCACCTTTTGCTGTGATTTCCGTTGCCATTGAGTTTGTGATGGTGACTGTGCCTGATGTGCCACCACCTGAAATACCGGTGCCAGCTGTGACGCCAGTGATATCGCCCGGGTTCATATCAGTCCAAACAAAATCCATATCTGTGTTTGAATTCTTTGAAAGAATTTGTCCAGATGTGCCGCCTTTAAGGTCAGCCATCGTCGAATCGACTGCTTGACCAAAGACTTCAAAATCAGCTGGTAAATCCGTTACCAAATCGGTCGGCGTAGGCATCTGCCAGCCGAAATTGCTCGTCGGATTGCTCATTTGTTCTCCTTATGCCACGACTAGAGCATTTGCCCAGTCAAGAGTCGGTGTGATGGTATTCCACGTTTCGGCGGCTGATACCTGTTCCCATCGCAAAGCTTGCAAGCTGTAAGCAAGCGGCGAAAGCAAGATAGTCACCGAAATCGAATTGTACGCGGCTTTCCACGTCCAGCCTTCAACGAAACCCAGATAAGTACCAGCCGTCATATTTAGCGGCAAATCTGTAATTCGCAAAGGTAATCCCATGAAAATGTTTATCAGCGAATCGCGATCTGCATCGTCAATCTCTGGATTTGTCAGCTCAAAAGTAATCTGTGAAAAGTTAGCTTGCGGATACGCTCTGAGGCTCAAATAAAACGCAGCTTGATCCTCGGCATCTGCCTGATTTTTTAGAGTCGTACTGATGATTTGTGAAAGTCGTCCATATAAGCCCACGGATGTCGTATCGGTATCGGTCACGTTATTCGATGAATTTGATCCATAATTTAGTGAAATGACATTTCGCACGTCGCCTGCTCTGGTTGCCACTGACATTCCATTTGAAAGAGCTTGCGCAGCTGAGACGTCGGTGTATCCATTCGTTGCCAAATAAATACTTCGATGCGTTGAATCCGCGTATGAAATACGTCCCGATCCGTCCTCGTAAATATAGCCAAGTCCAGAAGTTGCAAGAGCTGAAACGAGTGAATAAACGTCTGTGATGCTTGATGTTCGAGCAGCAAGATCGTAATTTCCTGGTGTATCAATTTCACCAAGTCCGACATTTTGTGCGTGCGCCCAATTCTCTGAAGGATCATAATTTGCCCACCTCAAGGGTGCTGGTACTTCGCTCCAGTTATTCAAAAGTAAATCTTGCAAAATATGAGCGATCTGCGTGCCGTCGTGAGCTGATGCCAAAGTGCCATCCGTCAATGCTTTTGGAAGTCGTGCCAAAGCTCCAAGAGCAATGATTGACACGGTTTGATTGATTCCGACTGATCCCGTTGCTGAAACGGATATTTCAAAATCGACAATAGTGCCACCAAAGATCGGCACAAATGCAGCTGCCGAATCTTGTAATTCGATCGTGACTGAATCATTAATATTGAGATCGACATTGCTTTGATCAAGATTGATGAGCTGGATATTGACGTACCCTGCATTTGCTTGTTCGTAAATATTGACTCGACCAGATGTGATCGTCATATTGGCAAGCGCAAAATTGGTGAAAACTACGCCATCAATCTTGACTCGCCAGATTGGATTCCAAAGCGTCATGATGCGATCAACGAATCTGCGCCGCCCCCGCCGCCTCGATAGTACGAATTGTTTAAAGTTTCCACGATTGTGCGGGCTGTGCCTTCAGGATCGAGCGCACCTTGAACGTTGATGGTGATTCGATCTGCCGTGGATACGCCGCCAGTCTTTGCCAATCGTGCTTCCGCTGCCGCTGCACGTGCAGCATTAAGTTCGGCTGTCTTAGCCTTTGCAGCTTCACGATCCAAAATGGCTTGTTGCATCGCTGGTGAGTACGCAGACAATGGCGCGCCAGTGAAAGTATATGGATCAGCCCCCGGGCTAAATACTGAATCTGGTGCAGCTGTCTGAAAACCAGTATCCATGCCGCCAGTTGTATCGCCACCGCCAGTGCTGAAATCAACGGTTGCTTTCAAGCTTTTATCGTTGCCACCGCTGAAAAAGTTTGTGATTGGATTGTTTTTGATAAAGTCAATGATTTTCTTGACGCCGTTATATGTCGAAGTCAAATATCCGACAAATTTTGAAAACGTCGTGACAAGTCCAGAGACGATCAATCCAATTCCATTGAGTGCGACTTTAAAAGCACCGCCCAAAAGTGGTGCGAGATCGTCCTTCACAAATGTCCAGACGGCTTTCAGAAATGCCAAGAATGGCTTCAATTCCTCAGAGTTATCAGCGATCGATTTTTTAATCATGCCAAAAGCATCTGACAAGCCTTCGAGTACGGGTTTGATGAAAGCTGTGATTGCTGGAATGACATCCTTTGACAAGAAATTCCACCACGCTGTGATGATTGGCAATAGATCATCTTTGAAAATCTTGAAAAGACTGGTGACGATTGGTGCAAGTGTCGTCCCAAGTCCCTCAGCAAATTTTGAAATTGCTGGTACGCCTTTATTCACAAAAGCATCCAGCAATGGCGTCAAGCCATCGAGGACATATCCACCGACTGTTTCTTTGCCTTCATCAAATGCAATTTTGAGACGATCCATTTTGCCTTGAAATGTGTCAGCCTTTGTCGCAGCTTGACCGCCAAAAGTGTCTGCCAAAGCTTTGGTGACGTCATCCATGCTCATTGTTTTAAGCTGCGCAGCTGTAAGACCGACGCCTAGTTTTCCAAGAGCAGTCGTATTTCCCTCGGCTGCACGTGCCATCGCATTTGTAACGGCTTCCAAAGATTTACCGCTGCCCGCCGCCACATCGAGCGCAAGAGTCTGCAATTTCTGAGCTTCGCTGACGTCCTTTGTGGCACGTACCAACCGTTCAAGCGATGGACGCAATTCATCATCTGTGATGCCATTTGCCAGCGATGTTTTAAGGATGTATTTCTCGGTCGCTGAAATCTGGTCATTTGTCGCCCCAGTGACATTCTGCAACGTCGCACGCAGCTTTTCTTGCGCAGCTTGATCTGCAATGGCTGATTTCACTCCATCGATCAAAAGCTTGCTTGCGTACGCAGCGGCAGCAACGCCAGCAGCGGCAAAAGCCAAGCCAGCCTTTTTGCTGAAATCGCCTAGTTTAGAGCTTGAATTCTCGACGTCATTGGTCGCAGCTTTGAGCGATTTGTTAAGCTGATCAACGTCAGCAAGAATCGAAAGTTTAAGCGTTCTTGATCCAGTTGCAGCCATTACCACTCCTTCAGAATTCTACTGAAAGCATTTTCCCACTGATTGATCAAATACGGCTGTTCGGCACGCAGAGTCGGATAGATGAACCATCCCTTCGAACCGCGACCTTCGCGACCCGACCAGACTGGAAATTGTTTGTATTTATTTGATCCGAATTCGTAACCGCCCCAAAGCATTTGAGTCGTACCGCCGCCACTGAGTTTTTGAGACGCAAAGCCAAATGAAATCTCGCCAGTTTTGGCAGATTTTGAAACACGTGATCCAGCTGCGATCATTGGTGCGACCCGATTGCTGGAATCATTTGCCGTGCTTTTGATGCGTCCCTGCAAGTACGTTGCCAGAGCGTTTGATTCTTTTTTAGCTTCCGCGACAGCTTGTTCATCCATCGCTTTGAAAGCACGATAAACGCCACGCAGATCGGATTTATCGTAGGCGATTAATTCCTCAGCCATTACGTTTCTCCAGAATCTCCATGACTGTCATGATGTCATCGGCTGTTTCAAATGATTTGGGATCAAGACCAGTTTCGATCGCTAAGTCCCAAATCAGTCGATTCAAGCTTCCGACGGGATGGCTTTTGGGGTATCAGTTTCTCCGACCGAAATATCAGCAACGGTTTCACACCAGACTTCAAATGGCTTGACTGGCTTTCCAGCTGACTCGCGCTTCATCGCGTGATAAGCCAAAAACATCAAATCAGAGATTCCCATTTTTTCTTGAACCTGCTGAATTGTGTTGCCAGTCTTATTTTCCCATTTCATCCACTCGGGCGGAAGTGCCACGTGTGTGGCACTCTCGCCGTTGCTGTGTTCGATCTGAATTGATAGTTTCATTTTTGCTCCCGATTCTTTGTTTTAGTCTAAGACTGGTGTGGTGACGCAAGTGAAGCCAAGTGTGGCTGTCAATGCGTCTGGTGCTGTACCGCCCAAGTCTGGGAAAATTGGCTGAACGCTGAACGCGTAAGCCACTCCACCGACAGTGAATAGCACTGGAAGTGCTGTGTTTGGTGCTGATGATGCTGCGTTCCATAGAGCTTCGCAGACTGAGTTCGCTGCGCCGAAATCCTGCAAAAGCTCGACGTTGAAAGTTCCTTGCGAATCAGTCGTGTAAAAAGCTTTGCCATCAAGTGTCTGGTATGTATTGACAGTCGAAGCGATTGTTAAAGTTGCGCTTGTTGCCTGAGCATCGAAGTTGTCACCATCAATCGTGAAAGTGATATCTCTGCCAGTGATGATTGATGTTGCCATCTTTGGTCTCCTTAGTTGTTTTCCTGTGTGTAATACGTTGAAACTGAAATGTCAGACGTTAAGAATGACCCAGTTCCCACGTTGATGATCGCTGGTCTTTCGACATTACCGACCACGTATCCCGCTGGCATTGCACCGAGAATCTGAATGACAAGCTGCTCCAATCCATCGAGCGCGCCTGCGTTGTTGTTGTACGCGACAACAGCTGAAATGACAAAATTGATTTTGACCTTTGTGACAGCTCCATTGATGAGCGTGCTTTCCATATATGGTGAATCTGCAACGATCACGCAAGCTGGAGCGATCAAAGCCTCTGGCGGAGCTTCATAAACTGACGCAGTAACGCCAGCAAGCGCAGTTGCTAAGGGTGCGCGAACCTCTGACTGGATTGTCATTGAGCCATCGTTTCGACATCGATGAATGGTGAAAGCAAGCCGATGACACGGCTTTGAAGCGATCTGCCGAGTACGAATGGGCTTGGATTAAAATTCTCATTTGTGGTCATGTTGCCTGATGCCGTTACGGATTGAAAGATTTCCACGGAAACGACAAGAATTGCAGATTTGACTGGCGGTACGTTTGCATAGAGTTCGGCAGCCGATGATCCTTCAAGCGTTGCCGATCCTGCTGGAATGATTGTGTATAAAACTCGATCAGCTTCATTTGTTGTCGCGCTGAAACTGAATGGATTTGTGTCGTGATGGCTGATCACATATTCGCCATCCAAATCGCCACATCCAGCCACGATGACTGTTTGACCCACTGCAAAATAGCATGGACGCAATGTGGTGAAGTAAGCAACGCCATCTTTGACGCGAGTCGTTGAAACTGCGTACTGATATTGAGTCAGCAATGGCAAAATCGTCAGCTCAGCTGAATCGATTATCTGGTCAAGATATGTGTCATCGTATAAAGATTCAGAGACGCCAAGCACCGTACGCAGCTCGTCTGCTGTGATGATATTTGGCATCTCTGATCTCCTATTCTGCTCGACTGACTCGGGAGCGAATCAGTCGATGATTAATTAACTCGCATTGAACGCGTATGCGCCCGCTGCAATCTTGGTCGCCGTTGCGCCGTATCCGTACATGAGGATTCCGATGCTTCCGTCCTCGAGGTAGTTCGTGCGCAGCTCTAGGCGTGGAGATTCGTACCATGTGTAAGCATCGCGATTGATGACGTACATTGAGTTTGAACCCAAGCCTGAAAGTGCTGTATCTACCCATAGATCGATTCCATTGACTGAACCGCGCAAGCTGCGTGGCTGTGCGTTTCCAGCTGCGTTCATTGGGTTGAGTGCGTTGTAAATTGGACGTCCAGCATCGTTGAAGCCCATGATGCGTCCCCACATTTGTGGAGATACAACAATCGCATCAGCGAACTTGAATGTGTTTGAATAAACGCTTACTGCGCCGCCTGAAACCCATGTCAAGAATTCTGCCGCTGTGATATCTGAACCAATACCAGTTGCAGTCTTTGTTGCACCAGTGATGATTGCAGCTGAGTTGTAAGCGTTAGTCTCGCGAGCATATTGCGCGCTCATCGCTGAAATTAATTCAGAGTAATAAAGTGGATCTGATCGGTCTGCCAATTCTACTGACATGACAGATGAACCCTTGAATGACTTGACATCAACGTTGATGAACTCTGTTTCAAGTCCCGCTGGTGTAATTGGATCGAGCTCATCGATCTGATCGACTGTTGGAAGCGCAGTTACCTTTGGAATCTGGAAAACCATGCCCGCTGATGGGAGAGTCGAATTCGAAATCGAATCGATTGACGCTCTAACTGAATCTGAAAGACCATTCACTACTTCGCGAAGCTGACGTGTTGGAATAAGTCCAGGAGAATCAGTTGTCGCTGTTGCAGCTGCAATGAAAGCGCGTGATTGCTCATCGCCACGCATTGCATTGACTTTGTGCATCAAAAATGTTTCTGGTGAAACGATTGGATTACGTGATGCGATGAAATTAACTGGCTTTGGCGTTGCTGCTGCCTCGACCTTTGCTGAAGCTTCTACCGTCTCGGCGGCAGTTGGCTCTGTGACGGTGTTTTCCACGACGTCTCCTTCTGTTGGTTGTTGTGGTTGTGCTTCTGGCTCATCGGTTGATGGTTCAGAATTTTCTGGTGCGGTTGTCGCTGCGACATTTGATACACGTGCTGAATCAAATGCTGGATTGTGTGTCAATGCGACACCGACCAAATCAGCTTTAGAGACGACCATTGTGCCGTCCTCATTGTGACCAAATTCGATTGCATTTGCTTCGACGGAAAATCCATCGCGCAAGCCATCGATCGCTTCTTGGATCGCATCTGATCCGGCTGTGGTCTTTGAAATCTTAAAAGTTGCATTGATGGATGTGCCATCTGGTGACAATTCCATTGAAAGTGTTTTACCGATTGGACGTGCTGAATCGTGTTCAAGATTCAATTTCACGTTTGTCGGATTAAGTGATCCAGCCTTAAACATCACTTTTCCAGTTGATGCGTTTGCTGGCTGATCAAAAGCAACGATTTGCCCAGTGATTGTGCGAGCTTCTGAATCAGCGGCAGTGATTGTGAATGGTGTAGTTACCTTCATTTGATTAGTTCCTCTGCTTGACGAATTTCATCGACTGTCAAAGCTGACTGACCTGTTACTGGATCGACGATGGAATTGAGTGTCTTGTAAATATTTGCACGCTCCAAATCAGAGCCGCGCAAATAATCTGATAAGTCATATTTGACTTCTTGTGATGATGGCACGAAATCTGGCATTGATAAACGCTCGGAAATTGAAGTCATCAGCGGAATCAAAGAGAAATCGAGCAAAGTCTGTCGTTGATTGACAGCGTTGGAATAAGTCATGCTCGATCCAGTTTCAGCATCTACGTAATAAGCTGGAATTCCGCAAGCGCGTGCAATTTCAGTCGCGATGTACGAACGAGCTGCTGCGAGCTGTAATTTCTCGGGATCAAAGCCCACTGTTTGAAGCTCGACGTCAGCATTGAGGAAAGCTGTGCCGCGATTGCGTCGGGCTGTTCCCCATGCTTCGAGTAATTTGGCTATGCGGTCAGACGGAAGTGCAGTGCCGTTGCTTTTAAGTACCATCGACGGAATAGGTTCTCTGGCGTACATTGCAGCGGCACGTTCTAATTCTGCTCCAGTGCGGATTGTTGTCCCTGCACGATTGAGCAGTCCTTCATCATTACCATTGAAAACGACTAGCGATCCGATACCAGAATTCGGCACTGGTGATCCATCCACCATGTAATACTCGATCTCGGTTGCCATTGAGTTTGTTTGAATGGTGACGCGAGATGGTGAAACACGTTGAACACTACGTACTCGATACGTATCCTGAAACAGCTCAGTGATCTGCCAGTATGCGTATCCATAAAATAACAAATCTTCGCAAGTCCAGACATAAGTCGCAGACCCCGGGATTCTTGGATCGGGTGTGCGGATGACGCGTGGTGTTGCACCTTCGACTTCCATGCCAGTTGATCGATCAATAACTTCAAGCCCGATCGATGCAACTGATGAGCAGATGATGTTGCGAGCGCGTGCGCAAGTAGGCACGGACATGGCTTGCTCACGTGTTGCGGTTTGTGATCCGCCGAAAAATGGTGTGAATGAATCAATCGATGTGACTGGTGCAAGAGACGCAGCCACGTCGCTGACCGCTTGCGGCGTGACTGCCTCTATCTTGCTTGTGGCGAAAATATCGCGAATTCCCATGCGTAGATTTTCCCACGCATAGATCATCATCCAACGAGTATGTCAATCTCCGTCTCTGGGCGTGTCGCAAAATGTGTCACCAATGCAGTCGCCACAGCTGCGCAGACCGCAGCTTGACTGGCTCGACGTCCAATGACCCATCCGCCATCTCCACGACGAAGCTGCACAGCTGAAAGCATTTGAGTTGAAAGCTCACTTTGCCCAGTGTGTCGAAGCCGTCCAGAATTCACCGCACCCAAAAGTTCGTCACAGCTTTGTGGATATACCGAGTCCATATCGAAAATCGGGATTCCTGCTGGCTGTAATCTTGCCGCGATTGCAGCTGATGTTTTCCGTGAATAAAGCAAATGTTCAATCGGATACTTTCGGCAGTAGGAAGCGGCGTCATTTGCGATCGCTCGATCATCAAGCTGCA